CCTGTGATAAGAAATATCCTGTTATCCTCAAAGAGAATCAGTTTCTCATCCATTTGTTGAATACCAGTGATGGACTTTGCTTCGTTGACTGTAATCTTGAATGAGTCATTGAACTCAATAGCCTGATCTCCCAATCTTTGCTTGGAGTAGTACAGAACCTGTGGTTCTTCTGAGGAGACCACAAACATCCTGTTTTTGAACGTACCCAGAACAGACTGAGCAGGAGGTGCTATGTTGTCCAAAACCCCTCCGTTGGTGTAAAGAGACTCCAGACCAATCAGATTTGCATCTGTAATTGATGAATCCACAAAGGTCACTGTGTCTGCAGACTCATCATTAGAAACAGAACCTACCTTAAAATAGAGAGTTCCGTTATCGATAGTCCTGTAGACCTCCACATCCACTGCACTGTGATCTGTGATCCTGAGTGTGGGGATAGTCAGAGTATTCTTGGAGGTGCTCCCTGTGGTTGCTTGTTGCACTCCAGAGGATGGTGCAGATCTGTGTATCCTACCGTTTGCATCTGTGAACACATAAATGCACTTATAACTGTATGTCCCTGCTGCCAGTGACCCACTGGACGTTGCAGTAACACAGGTCACATTCTCAGGAAAGATGTGGAATCCTAACTCTGCAATCTCTTGGGTGTCATACAAGGAGGTGAATCCTCCACCTGTCAGAAGTGACTTACCCAACTGCTTGGTCAAAAAAGTTCTGTTTCCTAAAAAGTCTGCTTTGAGTCTGGAAATTCCCTTGAGGGAGTAAACATTATTTCCTGTACTGGTCAGTCTGGTTTGCACCTGTGCAGGACACTCAAAGATCCCTGATGTGGTATTGAGAATACTTGTGGTCACACCACGGGTCAGATGTGCTCCTGCTAACCCCTGTTTGTACTTTGCGAGTACCAGACCTGATGAGTCAATAAGGAAGTATGTGGGTTGCAGAACACTCTCATGAATAACCCACAGATAAGTGGTACTAGAGAACTGAAAGGGTCTGGAGACCAATCCTACAGATCTCATGACTACTGTGGCAGAAGTGATTGAATTGGATGCAGTAGTGTAAGTTCTCTTGTTTACCAGATGATCATAAGTATTGGAGTCATTATGCTCATAAAAGACCTCCAGATTTGCAGAACTGGTCAGGATCATGGAGATCCGATTGATCTTGGTAGAGTCTGCAGAAGTGGTGGAACCATCTGTGGTCAGATCCTCATTGAGATGAAAGATCTTCAGACCTGTTCCAGAGGTGCTCTTACCAAAAGCTACATAGATGTCTGTGTCTAAAGTCTTGTCTGCAGTGATGGTCAGAGAGTCTTCTGCCTGTGCAGAGATTGTGACCTGATCTGGGAACCCTGTAGAAAGTGAACCCTTGGCCCCGTTAGAGTCTATGTAGCAGACTTTGATTGTGTTTGATGTGTCTGCATAAGCCATCACACAGGAGTCAATAGTGGTGTCATACTTCACCACATCGAACAAGAATGAGGTGGTATTGATGTCAGATGCAATGGTGACTATGGACCCCAGACTTGTGGGTTGCTCCACGTTGACCTGTCTGGCAGCAAGTTTCTCTACACCTGTGTCTGTGTCTGCATAGAATATGGTGATATTCTTACCCTGTGAGACCACTCTGGGACTTCTGCCATTGTTATCTACCAGTGCATCTTCTAAGACCACTACACCATTGTCTGAATCCACTACACTGCAACGTACTCCTCCAGAGGTGTCCTCCCATGCATAGACGATGATGTTCTCACTGAGAGCACAATCGACTGCACTTTGTTGATTCTCATTACGGATCAAGTCTGTAGAGGTTGCATCCACCGATCTGAATCCTCCACGGTCCACCCACTTGGTCAGACCTGATGCATACGAATAAAGTTTGTTGGAACCAAAGACTAGGAGTTCATCCTCAAGAGAGGTGAGTGCTTCTCCAGTGGGGAGTGTGGACCCGTCCACCAACTCTGTACCCAAAGCAGAATAGCCAAACCTCTTCTCCACAGACTTACCCTTGGTGAAGACTGCATTCTCCAGTTCCACCAGTTTGGAGGAGAGAACTAACTTCTCATCTGTCTTGGTATCTAAAGACCCGGAAAGGTCAATTGGTACGAGTGCTTTTTGGAGTGGCATTCTTAGAGTTATCTAAATCCAATAGTGCTTGTCTGTAACCTAATAACCGTTGTTGTTCTACGGAGTATTGATTTAACTTTTCTTGGATTTGTACTAACTCTTGGTCTATCTCTTCTAACGTCTTCATCTAAGGCTTCGGGTATTTATCTTTTATGCTTTTTATCCGTTTTTTCCACCCATCTATATCATGGTAAATCTGGTCAAGCTGTTCAGGAATTGGGTCATACGATTCAGCCCTTGACCTAGCGTAACTTTGTTTTTTGTAGTCATCTTGAAGCTCTTTTAGCTTGGCCTGAATTGCTTTTTCTGTTGGTGGTGTTTGTCCATCGTGAAAAATATAATCTGAAACTGGCCCATCTGACGGACCAGCTAAATTACCGCCAACTAATAAATGAACTGCTCGAAAATAATCTGTCATGTCAATACGTCTCCCTTAATTTCTATAATTGACAATAATAAGGGACTATCTGAAGTCCGATAAATTCTGCATTGCACGTCACTACTGTCAGATTTCTGAGCCAGTCCGATATAGTGAGTTGTTGTCGTCGAAACGAACACACCTTGTGCATGGACAGCATGTAATGAGCTTGCGCTGGATCCACTACTACCCGTTAAATTACGTCCGATTCTATATTCATTAAGTTTTGTTCCAAGACTACTAGTCGCTCCCGAACTTACTGATGAAGTTGAATTATAAACATTAACAAACCCATTTCTACCCGATGCCCCGGAACCCGTCAGTTCTGCATGATATCGAAAATTAAAAGACACAAAAATTGTATTTCCTGAGCCACAACTGAAAGAGGTGTAATTCTGAATTGCTGTTGTAGTGGTTGAAGCAATATCGGCTGAACCACCTGTGAAAGTATAAAATTTTGTTTGAATAACACTTCCAGCAGGAACCCCAGATCCCCAAGACCAAGCACTAGAAGAATACTCAGCTAATTCTTTATTAGTAGTTGCTGAACTATCTATTATTTTGTCAACTTGTAATGAGCTAGGCATGATTTATTCTGGTTTAGTGGGTATTATGCAAGTGATCTTATTTTAAAAATATTTATATGTGAGCTATCGTGAACAAGAGCACTAGAAATTGGGTAAACCTGAAAATTAATCAAATCATTTGCATTAAATACCGCTGTGTAAAAAACAGCACAATTTCCATAATCTGTTGCAGAAGTTGTATTATTAACTTGATCATAAGCCCAAGCTAATTCAGTAGTAGCCTCAGAAGTAGCACCATTTCCTCTTATAACTGCATAAAAGCCCCGTGTTTCTGAGTCAGAAGTAGTGGCAAAAGTACAACTCCATGCTATATGATAAAGTCCTTTAGTTTTAAATTTAAAATCATGTGCTGTTGTTCCTGTTACTGTACTTCCTCCACCATCCCCAAATGATGCCAAAGAACCAGCCCAAGATACGTATGGGTCAGTAGTCCCAGACAAATTTAACATTTCGTAACCGCTAAAACTCCAAGCATTTTGCACTCTTCCCCGAATATAATCAGTAGCTGGTTGTGTTACTGCATCAGAGATATTACCAGCGTCAATAGTTCCACTATTCGCTATCCCACCTGAAGCAGTTAAAGCACCACTTACAGAAGTTGTCCCATCACTAGCCAACACCAGATTATTACTGCCAGAACTAGAGTGCTTGATGTTGGTTACTTTTATTTCAGAACTCATGATGCCTTATTCTTTAGGGTCTGGTACTTCAAAAACTTTGCGTAGTTTGCTTTTACTTCATCAGTCATTACTGCATTAAATTGGGCTAAAACTACTGGATCAGATATTGATGTAACATCTGCATCTGGTGTTAGAATGTAGCGACTAAAACTTGAAGAAATTTCTGCACCATCTTCAAGGATTTGTTTGCATTCACGGACTTGGAGTACATAGTGATTTACAACTTTAACTGTTTCTATTTTATCAATAATTGTTTGTTTTAAAAGTGTCATATTTTCCTTTAATCACACTGTTCTGTAAGTCAATGTGTAAATTATTCTTTGACTTCCAGTAAATTCAGAAGCATTTTTGTATACATTAATTCCTGCACCACTAGCTTGAATAAAAGCATTAGTGCCACCATCATTTACCCTAATGGCATAAATACTAACCGCTTCATGAACAAAAGTTCCCACTGATCTACCTGACAATTCGCCAGGGCTTGCAGTAGTAAACGGAATTGGAATTTCCAAATCACCATCTGTACCTGAAAAATCACTATTAAAGATAAATGAACCTTGGACAGTACAAATATTCCCAACTTTAACGTAAGAATATGAGCTGTATGATGTATTAAGAGCGTGAGTGTCTGAGCTACTAGAAACATTTAGATTTGTTAGATCAACAACTCCTTCTTCGTAATCGTCAAGCAAAGCAGATGAACTACCTCCAGAGGAACCACTTACTGCACTAAAATTTATTCCTTTACCATTTGTAATTTTAATATTTTCAGCAAAAGTCGCTTCACCATTAGTGGCTACTGTAATCGATGCAGTTCCACCTTCATCTTTGATCGTTAATGCTTGACCAGATGCAGGCTGAATGTTGTTGCTAGTAATTGAGTTATCTTGAATTACACTCATACGATCACCAATGTGCCATGTACTGCCAATGACCCTGCACTGGCTTCAATGTCAATTAGATTCCCCATGTCATTTCCATGAGTTGTGCATTTATATCTGAGTTGCGGAGCAGATGCTGCCACCACAATAGTAATGATTCCAGTAGATGATTGGTTGTCAGTTACTCCAGTAGTGTATGCTGATCCTGTGCTTGCATTAATAAATGAGATTGGATGACTGGCGTATGCAGGGTTAGAAAAGTTGTAAGTAGACCCCTCTATCATCCTTAGTCTTGGGTTGTTGACTCCATCAATCACAAATATATTTACTCCATTTACTGAGCCTATTGTCACTGTATAGGTTAGAGTTTCTGCACCTACTGAGATCGGTCCTGCTATGGCAGCGTTCTCTCCTGCACGGATAATGACATTATCGTTAATGGTGCTTGCATTGCGGAACATGAACTCGGTACTCATTCCACCTGTTCCCCCTTTGGCAACGGTCTGCCCTCCTGCACGGATCTCAACCTCACCCTTTTGGGTGACTTGAGTCCCATCTTCTACTGATCCAATTGATTTCATTTCTAACTCGCTGAATCTAAGACTGATGCGTAGACTGCTACTGAACCATCTACGTTTGCTATAGCCAGAGCATCTCCACTCTCTGCCACAAGTTTACCCTGAACTAATTCCACAGATCCTCCAACGGGTATTCTGAGGTTTTTTGCAATGTCCTGACTAGCAAGGGTGATGTCACACTCTGAGGTCTGAGTCGCATGAGTGTTACAGACCAGAATACCAATAATAACATCTGTGCTATTTGCAGTTAAAACTGTGCCAGATGTTGCTTTGTATCGATTAAATGTTGCCATAGGTCAGCCAAGTGCAATTGAAAATATTATCGCTTGTGAATCAGCGTAGGATTTAGTCGCTGCCTGAAGTGCAGATGAAGGGTCTGCATTAAGTGTGACGGTTCCTGCGAATGTAGCTCCAGATCCAGACATAGTAAGGACCGTTGCACCAGAGGACTTAATATCGTTTCCTGTGACAGTCAGATCTCCTCCTATGGTCACATTGTCTGAGGTGTCCATAGTGATCGCAGTCCCACCATCTGATGCCAGTATTTCGTTTCCTGTGACCTTGAGCTTGGTTCCTACAGTGACAGTTCCTGTTCCATTCGGAGTCAGAGTGATGTCACCATCTGCACCATCTGTCAGAGTGACGTTTCCTGTGGTGGAGTTTCCTGTCTCCAGAACCAGATCAAAGTTTCCTGAACTGGAAACCTTGCCTGATGCACCACCATTCCCCACCACCACCTCACCTGTTCCATGAGGACTGAGGGTGATGTTGGCATTTCCAGAGGATGTTCCAATACTGATTGCACCTCCAAATGAGGTTGCAGTAGTCAGTACCGTCCCTGTCTCATTAGGAAGAGTTAGAGTCCCTGTAGTCCCGGTTCCTGTGTACTGAACAGTGACAAAGTAATTGACTCCACTACCAGAATCATCAGTCCTGTAGTTGTAGAGTTGGAATGTGGAGAATGCCATCTTCGCATACTCCGAATAGGTGGAGTTATGTTGCCATGTGAAAATGTCTGAACTGGCTACATAGTTGGCTGCTGCAGGAGAGGAAAGATTGGTGATAGATCCTCCTGCATTGACAGATCCTCCTGTGGTCAACTGGACCTGATTCCCTGATGCATCTCTGTAGTAAAGTTCTCCTCCAAACGAATACAGTGCTCTCAACTGATCTGTGGGTTGTGAGGACTGATTCTGGAATGCAGACTGTTTGACCTCTGTGATTGCATTGTCATTGAACTCCAGTGTCCCATTGATGTTCATCGCACTTGGAGTAATCCTCACCCCCTTATTAGAGGTGTGGTCATGGTTGTCTATTGCATCCAGAGATGTATTGAGATTTGTTCCCCAAGTAGGTGCAGGAGTTACTGCAACTGTGGATTTCTCAATAGCGGTTATATTCGTTCCAGAGGACATATCTTAGAAAAAGAAAAGGTCAACTGTGACCGTTGCTCCTGCTTTCAGAATCATCTGAACATCAGGAAAATTGTTTGTTGTGGAAGACTCAAAAACACTGGTATCTGCATTCTGTTTGGTGATGATGTATCCCACAAATTTCCTTCCTAACCCGTGATCCACAAGAGTGTCTGATGTGCCAAGGGCAACGTCTGTCTTATGCACCCCATCTGCAAAGGGGAGTGACAAGAGTGGACTGATTGCAGTCCTGATGTTGCTCTGTAACTGATCGATTTTTGCATCACCTGTGTGAATCTCCGTAAAGTTGACTCTGCTCATGCGAAATAAAACTTTTCGTAGGAGACCACATCTGTAACTACTTCTGGTTCTCCTGCATCCCTGTTCTGTGACTCTGTAATGATTCTTTCTTTGATCTGATTCTTTTGGAGAAGAAGTGCCGTTGCATCTGCTTCCTCCTTGATCATGATCTTGATTGCAGAATCTATAATGATGTACTCATCCCATCCTGAGTAAAAATCAAAACGGGACTCAATGCTTCCATAACTTGTAGGATCTGACAGACCTGAAGAATCGAGGTCTGTAGTCACGGTGTTTGC